ATCAACATCCGCACCTACAAAATCATCGCTGACCTCTGCAACACTAGCGATGCCCTCAGCACCATCGGAAAGAAATTCGGCATGAGCCGTGAACGCATCCGACAAATCTACGCCAAATGCAAACTCGTAGGCATCCCCGTCCAAAACCGCAGTCACATCAAACCGTAAAATCTTTTCAGGGGACTTGACAAGCAAAAAACCCTACATTACCGTGATGATGTAGGGTAAAGCAATGCTCATGGCATGGTGTGTTATAGCATGTTGTGGCATAGCAAAGCATGGTCAAGCTAATCAGAAAGGACAAGCAATGACCAAAACAACGAACGATCACGTTATCCCCGTCAGATGGCTCGCAACCCTCCTAGGATGCGAATACACCGCCATGATCCGGCGTTTAAAAAAGAGTGACTACACTTTTGAAAAACGCTACCACATGCAAGGCCGCTTCCCAGTCGGACAACTCCAAAACTTCGTCACCATCGAAGCCGCCGAATCCTACGCCAAATTCTGCCACAACCCAGACGCCATTACAGAAATCCGCAAAGCCGCCAAAGAGGAATACCCACCCTTCATCAAAACCCAACCCCGCAAGGCAAAGCCTAAGCGTTGACCACAATCACAACCCGCCCGTTCTCATCAAGCCCCTGAGGTGACTCAGGGGCTTTCTCATTGGACTCATCATCAAACGGATACAAGTAACTCACCATCACCTCCCCATCATCGCTCTCTGCTTCACACTCGCACCCGCCTTCACTGCTGACCACGGTTTAATAATAGAACACTCTCTTGAATAAATTAAATAACGCAACGCATCACAATTGGATACCAAAACACCATTTACGAAAAATGTTCCATCACTTGTGGACAAATTAAAAACCTCACTCACCCCCACTTTTTCTACGCTTCCAACCACCAGACTTTCGACATTCATCCGAGCAAAACTTCTTCGCTCTGTACTTGTTGACAGCAAAGAACTGTCCGCAGCACCCGCACACTCGTTGCTCGTTATCAACTCCAGACTCGTGCCGTGCTGCGGATTTACAATTGTTACTACAGAACTTAATGGTATGCTGCTTCCGACTCTCATACTCTCTGCCACATTGTTGACACACGTAGATTGCCGGTTGAACATCATCCCAAATATCCTTCGCATGCTTAGAATGCCACTTACGACCTTCCTTAGACCCATGCCAAACCTTAGCTGCCTCAGCCGCAACTTTAATATGTCCATGATCTTTTGAATGCTCTGAATGCGTTTTAAGCACCAAGTTCTCAATCGCATTATTGGCTTGATCCCCATCAACATGATGAACCACAAGCCCAACTGGAATCGCACCATTGTGATCCACCCAGACTTGCTTATGCAACCAGAAACAGCACAACCGCCCATCATGTCGTTCATGCCTACGGAAATAACATCGGTTCCCATGATTGATGTTTCCATCCATCTCTGGGTAACGATACCACCACTCACCCCCATACTCGACATACTCTGCTTTATTCCCATTCCTCGTTCGTCTAACTTCGATTTGCATACATCAATCTCCATGCCTAGTGAATTTACTGCTTCAATCCACCCGCCATCTGATGTTGCTAGCGGATGATCTTCGCTACATAAAATAGTACGACCATCCACAAAATTCACCTTCACAATCGGTAATTCTCCAGTTTTCCCACAAGCATCAACCCGTGCTAACCCCAAGTGTGACAACACCTCGTCACCAAATTTTAAACTTTCAATTGATACAAAACCACTCGGCGTATTCACCAACTGACCAGCCGGAAAACATAAATGGTCATGATATTTGACAGGCTTATCAACCTCATTTGCTAAGTTCCAGGGGTTCTTGGCGGGCTTCATCCAAACGTACTCCTTCAACTCCCGAATCAACTCCACACACTTCTCCGAAATATACAACTGCGGAATTTTACCCGCACCAATAAACTTACCACGCACACAATCAATCCCCGCCCCCACATCCTTCCTCGCAGGCACACACGGAATACCCACATTCCGCATCCGCACCATCGCCGCAGGATCTTCCCAGTCCGCATAAGTTGTGCTATACGCCACATCCCCATCCACCCAACCCCACGACTTAGAAATCTTATTAATCTGATCGCTAAATGATTCAGTTAAAGTGTTGTGAATTAATAATTCATCATACACGTAGAAATTACCAGCCAACTCATACGCCCACAAACACGCCGCATTCCTAAACCCAAAGTCAATACTCCGAAAATGAATCGCATTCACAGGAGCACGCTTCTTCTGTTTAAACAAATGCACCTCATCACGAAACTCTTTATAAATCAATCCTTCAAACGCAGCGAACGCACCCAGTTGTCTCGTAGCCACCATATCCTCAGGCACAACATCAAAGAACGACTCACGCCACGACGAAGACAACTCCATATTCTTCATGGTATTCATTCGACTGAATTTATAACTACGACTTATTTCAAACTCATGCCTACGCTGGTAGATGGACTCCAAATCATACGCTGGCTCTAACGGCGTCAAAGTAATCATCTTGAGAGTCTTTGAATAGTCACGACAACGCATCACCAACTCAGTCACAATCTGCCAATCACTCATCTGCTCATCACACCAAAAACCACCAGCACTAATAGCCTGAAACTGCTGTCTCCCCTGCTCATACGAACGGAAATCCAACACCCACCGATTCCCATTCACACTCGGCTTCAACACATACTCAGCCGGAAACTGACGAGCCACATTACGCCACTTCGCACTCTCAATCATCCCCCTCAAAAACGGTGCCAACTTCTCCTGAGCAATCGCACCACACATATCAAACGACTGAGAACAAATTAAAAACGGGCATAAGTCACGAGGGGCAGGCGTATTCAATAAATAACGCACCACAGCATAAGCAGCACACACACTCTTGCCTGATGCATTGCCCGCAAGACACACTTTGATCCCATCGAAATCATCAAATACAAATGACGATTGTTCATCATAATTAATCGGATCATCTGGTCTCGGCGTGAACGAGTACAATGGTTCAGATAAGTGCTTTGCTAACTCAGCAATCTCAGGATCAGCCAGCACAAAATTTAAAGCATCCTCAGGCAAATCATTCATCATCGGGTCCATGATCGCCCCTCTCTGCTTCCCACCTCGCATGCAAAAATTCTAAGAATTGGGCTTGACAAAAGTTTAATTCATACATCACGTTCATCACGTTAGGAAAACATTTCTCCGACCAATGCACCTCATGCATCAAATTCACCGGATTCACGTAAACCAAAATGAACGGACAATGATCCCGCTTCTGCAACTCCTCCACAATATCGCTCACGCACGCCAGTTCTAAATCCATGTAACCCCCTAAACCCAGAGTGTAAGAGTGTAAACAATTACACTTTTACACTCTATTTAGGCACTTTAAACGACAAAGGCGGGGCAACGACAAGTCACCCCGCCTCAACTAACCTACGAGGTTAGCGGTCTTATTAGAATAATATCTTTACAGATACATTACTAAATAATAATAGTGCGGCACTAAACAAAAACACCCAAGGGTTTTAACCCTTGGGTGTTTCTGCAAAACCAAATTCTTTACTCTAAGGAGAATGAACGACGCTACGAGCGACCAATTCAATCAGATAACCTATAATAGTATAATTACCCATCAAAATCAAGAAGACTTTCTGCTGAAAGTCAAGAGAGATTTCTTTCCCTACAATACGCATCAAACTCCACCCGACACACCCGCAACACGAAATTCATAATCTTCACCGCATTACACCCACACCCCCACTGACCCGCCAACCACTCACGACGAGTATCATCCAGTTTACTCGTAAACGCCGGATCACGAGCAATCGTCTTCACCTCATCTACCGTCATCATGCACCTCACTCTTCACCAGTGACTTCACTAACTGCTCCAACTCCTCCACTCGTTTAATAACCTCATCCCACTGCTCCTTCATCGCACACTCCACCTCCACGCACCTCGGTTGATCCTTCAGCCTCTCCTTCATCAATCATCCTCCCCCAACAAACGCACCGCAATGGATCGCCACTCGTCAAACTGCTGACCCAACGACGTAGCCGACAACCCCGACACCCGTGACAAAGCCGAACGATTCACCCGCCCCGCCTTCGTATACACCGGCTCAGTCAAACACATATCAAACACATCAGGACGAGAACACTTCGCCCGAATCGCCGCCAAAAACTCAGCCCGCTCCAGTTGCCCCACATCCTCCACCGTAAACAAATCACTCATTCGATCCCTCGTTTTTATTCGTGTAGACTTGTAACCGATTGACCACCAAAGCACTCAACTTCGCCCGCAACTCATCAGGCGGCAACACTCTGGTAGTTTCTGAATGCACAACTAAAGGAGAGTCGGTCATCCCACAATAATTCTTCGCCAACCAAATTAGCATCGTCGGATGCTGATCCTTCGCCAAATCCAATTGCCATGATCGCAACTGGGCCGACAACATCGCCTTGCCCCTCGCATGCACTGCTGAGAACCGCCGATCAATCGTCTTCTCATCCACCCCAAAGATAGCCGCAATCTCTACGATGGTGCATCCTAACAGGGACAACTCATAGACTTGCTCATCGGTAATCGTTGGTACTAGCGGGCCGCCGTTGGGTGGTGGAAACTTTTCCAGGGGGTTCTCTGCGGTGGGATTCCCTCTTTTTAAAATATCCACGATCACATCGTGATCAACTCGTTTTGCCTTCTCTAGTGCTACGCAGGGTTTTACTTTGCCTGGGCGTTTCTTGGGGGGCTTGTCGGATTGTACGAATGCGGGTGGTGGTGCGATGCTTACTTTTTCAATGTTGGGTTTTCGTCTAGCCATAATTATTATTTATGGAGCGATGCTCCCAGCTTCGCAGTGCTAGGCAGTAAAACATTAAAATGATTACACTTTTACACTGGCTTACCAGTGATCCAATCAAAACATGGATGTAAGGGTCTAGTCGGATACTGCATCCCATACTTGTGAAA